TTAACGCAGTGATAACTTATATTGTTTCACTTTGCTTTGGATTGTGTTTTTTAAACTAAAATAAGGCACCCAGGGCAATGCTGTGTTCCAGGGGCGAGGGGAACCATGAAAACAGACTATGCTTGCTCCGTCAGGTAATTTTCCATTACCTGTCCCATCGTATAGTTCAGGGTTAAAACCAATCATTTTTGGTGTTGCTATATTAGCTTTGTAACTAATAATTCTTCCGGGTAAGATGTTTTGCCATCTTTCAGCATCTTGACATATTCTGCCGATAAATCCTTGATCGCCATGATAGGGCGGGGTTCTTATGGCATTGATTTCCTTTTCAGGATTTTTCATAAATTCATCCCACACATTTTTTTTGCGGGTGCAGGAATAAACATAATACCTGTTGCTGGCGCAACTGAAGCACCATGCTGAGAAAAGTCATTAAGTAATGTATTTTTTCATAGTTGTCAGAGGAGTAATATCTCCCACAATAACGCTATCTATATCAATATAGAGAATATCCTCATTACCAAGAACAGGATGCAGTGGATTGAAAAGTTCTAGTTTTGCCCACCATCCTGGCCAATCATACAAAAGAGGCGCTGTATTTACCCCTTTTATCTTTAGCGCATCTGTTAAACAAACAGAATCATAACCTTTGAGCTGCTTATGTAACCATTGAGCATGTTTTGTGGTGAAGTCTTTGCTTTGTCTGAGCACAGAAACAATAATCATTATATTCCCCGGTGAATATTAGGTGATTTTAGCCATGTTCCACTATATTTAATGTGCTTTATATTGCAACAAAATTAGTGTTCATATGGTTATCGAAGTTTAATTACATTCAAGATGTGAATGTAATTTATTTGTTTATAATGTTATTAATATATGTAATGTAAGTTGATAAATGTTTTAATGATTGTTTTGTCTTTTATATTTTCATGGGGATATATAAAATAAGAGTTGGGATGGGAGTGATCTTATTTCCCCTTTTTGTTTCTGGTGGTTTTTATGTTGCTGAATTGGATTAAACACTTCAGTGTTTAAAGCGTGAGGTCTGCAGTATTTTTATCCATCTTCTCAGGCAACCGAGAGGCGGGTGTCCCGGAGTTGGACAGACTGCAGTGATGTTACGAGAACGATGCCCGATAGCGTTTACGCTACCGGGTCTTACTAAACGCTCTATCAGAATAGTGATGTAGACATCAGGTCAGAGAATGAACTTAACAATCATTCACAAAAGAAATGTTTTATTTTTAGTCTATTAACCAGACGAGAAAAGCCTATAAAATATTTCAATCTTAAGATTTAGATTAATCCCATTTTTTGTGATTTATTAATGGGATTACTTCTGATGTTTTTTTTGTAATATATATGCTATTTGCTGGAATGCTTTTATTTACAAATGACATTGCTCCAATAGTAACATTATCACCGATAGTAATAGAGCCTATAATGCAGGTGTTTGCTCCTATATCTACATTATTGCCAATAATAATGAAATCATCTTCTTTTAAACCTTGCTTGTTTCCTACTGTTGTATTTTGCTTAAGCGATAAATTACAACCGATACGAGCCTTTTTCGTGATGACGATCCCCATGTGATGCGGAATATCCAAACCATAGCCGATTACTGCTCCCAGCTCTATATCAATTCCAAATTTGGAATTTAGCTTGCGATTAATCCATAATCCAGTTTTTTTCTGTTTTTTTGAACCATAGATATACTTCTCATTTGCCAGACGCCACCAAAATAAAAAGTTACGATGGCGATTGTTATTGGCCTGCATAAGTAATCGACATAATGAAAATTCATTCCTGCGAATAATCTCATGCCGCCAGTATTCCCGTAATCCACTTCCTTTTTTAGATATGGAAAATAATAAGCAATGTAAGAGTTTGATTTTTTCTTCCTCCAATGAAGAAAGTTAGCTTGTTAAATAAATGTTATTATCGTAGGGGGTTCACATATCAATTGGTAAAAATACTATAAGATGGTTTTTTATAATACTTCATTTGCTATGCAAACTGAACATTTGATGCTAAAAAATAAATAATAAAGGGTATTACTTTAATTCAACATCGCCGGGCTTTATACCCGGCGAGAGATTCAACAATCGTATTGCCAGCTACTGACTAAGGCATAAAGGTGGCTGGGGGAGTAGCGCCAGCTATCGTTTAGTCCGAGAAACTCAGCGCAAAACTCGCTGCAAAACAGTTTATCTTTGCGCTCCCGGTTATACAGCGCGATACCAAGCGCGCCCTGCCAGTCATAGCGTTTGCCGTTGTGTTTGCGGAAAAAGACTTCCACTTCCGGCAACGTGGCCTTTAACGGTAGCTTATCCCACTTATCGTCCGGTAACGGTATTATCTTTCCCCGCACGCCGCGATCGCGAAACGACGCGGAGTAACAGAGGTATTCATTACCGCCGTGTTCTACCGCCAGTTCACAGTGAGAGTAGATACCGCGCGTGAGCCAGTCGACAAACCTGGCGATGCCGCGATACTCCGATCGCCCCTTATAGCAAGCGAGCCAGACGGTGGTTTGACTCATGGCTGCCAGCCTGATGAATAGTCGTAGTCGAGCACTTCCTGGATATCCCCCAGCGCTTCTACCGCCGCAATATGCCGCTGCGCGTTGGCAAACAGGTGCATATCGTGATCCATAGTGACGGTTTCAAACTGCGCGGCGATGTCGTTGGTCAGTTCAATCAAACCGTTATTTTTGGTCTGCCACATTAACCCTGCCGGAATCTGCTTTGCCTGACCCATTCTGGTGAGTGACATTTGCTGAATACGGCTGTTAGCATCGCTGTGGAAATGGTTGCCGTCGATAACGATATAATCGGCGGTAACGGTGTCGCGGTGAGCTTTTATACTTAGAACTACATTTTCTTTTTTATTTACCAGCGCATCATTGAAAGCTGTCGGGTTGTATATCCATTTATCACCTACCAGTTGATAAAATTCACCTGGCGGTGGTGTAGTGATAAATGAAAATGGTGCTAAACAAATCCAGCATGGTTTTCCTCTTAATTTCCATTGTTCATCATTTACTGGTTTTATGGATTCTGGTAATACAACATTTAGCGAGGTATCGTCAATCCAGTCGATAACTTCAAAAGTTGAAGGATGGTAGTACACATATTTAGTCATATTTTCACCATGAAATTTTTACAAAACCATCAGAGCCGCGCCCACCAGAATATCCAGATATCGCGGAGCGCGTATTTTGGTTCAATGACGCACCACCACCACCACCAGCTCCATAGCCATCGGCATTTCCTCCGTTTGCAAATGCAGCCGCACTGCCGCCTGTGCCAAAGGTCGAACCCACACCAACCCCTCCTGGATATGATTCGGTAGATGTAAATTCCGCTATTTTGCCGCTGCTACCTAATCCGCCTTTAGCAGAGATATTAATAAAAGATGAGTCGCCTCCATCAAGCCCTGGTTCACCTGCATCTCCTTTAAATAGCGTATGGCCTTGTCCATTAGGACCAATAGATGTTCTATCTTCATATGAAGGTACAAAACCGCCGCCTCCACCTGAACCTCCAGCCCCAACAGAAACCGTATAAGTTTTTTTAGATGTCACACCTATAATGGCAATTTTTAACTCTCCATGATCACCTCCCCTACCAGCTGAAAAGGTATTAGTCTTATCGGGAGCAGGGGAGCATCCGCCACCACCACCACCACCTCCTCCCAGCATTTCAACAAAAACCTGTGTTACCCCATCAGGCACAGTAAAAGTCCCATTAGCTGTAAAAAACTGGTATCGAGGCCCGTTTGAAGCTGCCGTATTTGCCAGATTCAGTGCCGCATTCGCCTTATCCATCGCCGCTTTCACCGCGCTCGGCGTCGCCGCCTCCGTCGTACTGGTGCTGTCGGTGGCGTTATTAAGCTTCACGATCCCTTTTTGCGTTAGCGTACCGTCCGGGGTGCCGGTGATCTGCCCCCAGGCGTGAGTATGGCTGGCCGGGGCCGCCGCACTCGCCTTATCCATCGCCGCCTTTACCGCACTGGGCGTTGCCGCTTCTGTGGTACTGGTGCTGTCCGTCGCGCTGTTAAGTTTCACGATCCCTTTTTGCGTCAGCGTGCCGTCCGGGACGCCGGTAATCTGGTTCCAGGCGTGAGTATGGCTGGCCGGAGCTGCCGCATTCGCCTTATCCATCGCCGCCTTGACTGCACTCGGCGTTGCCGCTTCCGTTGTGCTGGTGCTGTCAGTAGCACTACTAAGCTTAACAATCCCCTTTTGCGTCAGCGTACCGTCCGGAACGCCGGTAATCTGGTTCCAGGTATGCGTGTGATTACGCGCTTCCGCCATCGCCGCTTTTACCGCCTTTGGCGTAGCCGCTTTGGTTTCGTCATCGCTGTCGGTGGCATTACTGAGCTGTGTAAACCCTTTCTGCGTTAGTGTCGCATCCGGGTGATTTGTCGAATGTTCATGCTCGTCCAGCCGGGCATCCACATAGTCGCGCGTCGCCAGCACAATGCTCGGATCGACCGTCAGCGTCATCGCCGTGGTGTTGGAGACCTCCATAATCAGGCGGATACAGACCTGCTTGCCGCAGCCGCCCGGCAGCAGCGGTTTGTAGGATTCCGGGAACTTGCCGATGGCGATTAGCTCGCCCTCGTTGTCGAACACGCCCACTTCACGCACGTACCAGCCGCCAACCTCTTCCGGCAGCACCAACTCGGCAATCAGCCAGTTAGGGTTATTCGGCGCAACGGTCAGCGTATTCATCTCGCCGCGCCAGACTTCGTGGCGTAAATTGGTCTGGCTGGCGGTCGGTTCATAATATTGTCCGCCGCCGTCGCCAACCGCCATCTTTTGCAGATGTATCTGTTTTTTGTCCGCAAGGGCGCTGGCGATTTTCGCCATTCCCCTGTCGGTCAGGAGGGTATAAAACTCATTATCCATAATTACTCCGGGTAAATAGATGTAATTTCAAGGCTCCATTGCCCTGTACCGAAATAGATCGGTTTAGTTTGTTGAACTTCCAGAACCTGGAAGGGTAAGACGGTCGTTATTTCTCCACCGTAAAGCGCGCTGCCAATAACAGGAATAGCGCTTTGGTTAATTATCCAGACAATTAACGCTTCCAGTTTTGAACGCACGTTCTTATATTCATGAATAAGATCGACCAGATTATTAAACAGATTTTCATCCATGCCCTGGTTGATTAGCTTAATTTCAACCTTGAAGAAATAAGCCTTACCGCCATACTCAAACCATTCGGAGATCGTGCCGGGTAAGGATAATATTTCCAGTACGCGGCGAACGGCCCAGGGGGTTCCTTTATATTTATGCAGTTCAATCGCCTGCTTAATTAACTCTCGTTTCTCCTGTTCATTGGCAGCAAATAGCCAGCCTTCGAGCCCCTGTACATGAAACTGTTCGGCCAACGAGGGCAATGCCGAGGCATCAACGATATCCACCAGATAGACCAGCAACGCCGTCAGGTCGATTTGCGCAAAACGTTCGGCGGCAATGTTCGCCAGAATTGAGAAACGTTCGTCGCTGGCCAGCGGCGGCGGCAGAAGCAGTTTATCCATCGCTGACTCCGGCAATCGTCACGTCAATAGCCGTACATTCCGCCCATTCGTGCGCCTGCAATACCTTTTTCGCGGGCATATCCAGCGCGACGTCGTAAACGCCATCCACTTGTAGCACTTTAATTATCTGGTTTGGCACAATGTCCTGGCCCAGCCGGGTTTGGCGCGAGCGCGTCCATGTATTAATCGCTTCACGCGCGGCGGCAAGCGTCGTCTCCTGATCGGCGGTGGTAAACAGCGTCAACCGGGCGCGGATCTGATAAGCCACGCGCGGAGAACATTTAGCGCTCACCTTATCGGTTAGCGGGCGCTTTTTCTCTTTGCTCACCTCCCGTTCGATCTGGGCAAGAAGCTCCGGCCCCGGCAGACCGTTCAGGGTCAGCGGATAGAGTTCCACGCAGCCTTCCGCCAGCCCTTCATCCGGCCCCAGCACCGCCACGTCGATAATCGACTGGCTGACCGAGAGCGTATGGAAGCGATAGGCGCCATAGCTGCCCGCGTTGCTGAAACTTTCCGGCGCTAGCTGGATGCGTTTACGTAGCGCGTCGTCGTTCTCTTCGCCGCAGCCGCCACTTGAGGCCGTCAGATTGGTGACGCTGAGATCGTAATTGCCTACCCGATCCACCAGCGCGCTGATTTGCGCAGGTTGCCAGTTATTGCCGGATTCACCGGTTGCTACACAGGTTGCAGTTACCGCAACGCTCAGGCTGCCCGCAGGCAACAGAACATCTTCGTCGGTGGCGAACATCACGCTATCCGACGCGCTGGCGCGGGTACCCTGTGGAATCACCAGGTTACTTTTAGCCGCTGTCGTGACGGAAAACTGTAGCGTGGTTTTCGCCGCCTGAGTGGGCAGACGGTGAACGCCAACCAGCTCGCCTAAATAATCCAGCATCGGCGCGCGGGAATACGCGACCAGGTTTTGCTTCGCTGCCTCCTGGATGGCGATGCGGACAAGGTTTTCACGATAAGCAAACAGGTCAATGAGCAGCCGCTCAGCCTGTGCCGGGTAGAGTTTTTTACCGCTGGCTTCTTCATATTGCGCAATCATCTCGCTGGTGATTTGCGCGGGATCGCGGTCAATAAAGTCGGGTTCGGCTATCGCCATAACACCTCCGTTGAGTTGATTACGCCATCTGCGGCGCGCCATTGCACGCGTAACGTCAGGTGTTCGCCGTCAATCGTCGGCGTCACCTTCAGCAACCGGCAGCGGGGTTCCCACATGCGAATCGCTTCCACCGACTCCCGAACAACGTGCGGAATAGTCCGCTCGATCGGGTAATCGATATAGCGCCACAGATTGCTGCCAAAAAGCGGCCTGTGGGGATCGCTGCCGCGCGGCGTGCGCAGAATGATGTGTATTGCCTGATGAATATCATCCAGCCCGCAGACGTATTCTTCAGGACGTTGCAAGGCAGGTTGCCAGTGCAGGGTCGAGGGGCGTGTTTTCGTGTTCATGAGGCTATTTTCGCCTTCCGGCGGGGGGAGAGATATTAAAGCGCTTTAAGGAAATAATTGATGGCGGGGTCAGAATGTGTTTTGCCCGGTGGCGCTTCTGCGCTTACCGGGCCTGTGTTGATGCACATTTTGTTAAATGGCGAAGATCGCGTTTTACGTAAAGTTAAAATGAAATTGCTGTAATTTCACCTTTGTCTACAGAAGCGTAGTACCAGAATTCATCATTGATTTCTGCGTGCTTCATTTTCTCAACTGGAATCGTTTTCTGCCGTCCATTAACCGAGAGTGTGATCGAACCCGTTAGCTGCTCCCGGCTGATAATAGCGAAATCCCCGCGGGTGTTGCTATAAGCCGTCGTTTCATTGGAAAGGCTGTGCTTCGCTCCATTAGCGATTACAGAATAATCAAAATTGACTTTCTTTTTGAAAATAGCTTGTACATGATAATACTCGCCGTAAACAGCAGGATCATGGAATAAACCAAAATGACCACCGCTATTTTGCAACTTGACGAAATAATAGTCAGGGATGATAAACTTCTGTTTACCTGCCGCTATTTCTTTAGTAATGATTTTTTGTCTTACGATTTCCTGTCCGGCCGTTTTTTTATAACCGTTAAGCATCAATGAATAGGACCAAAGGAATACGATACCACAGAGAACAGTCACGGCAGTTACGCCGACGACTCCAACCTTAACGCCGCTTTTCAACAGGGCGTAAGCGATGAAGGAGATAGCTAAAAGGAAAACATAAACGTACCGTTCATAACCCGATCGGGGTAGGACGGCGACGCGAACATGATTAAGGAAGTG